GTTACTAGGTTGCTTGGAATTGTGTTGCAGGAAGTGCCAGTGCCAGACTGGATCATTATGTTCGTCACTGTTGTATTGGTGCCGATCCTGGCTCAACTGATAAAGTTGATCGCTTCGAAAATCGGCAAACCTATTTCGAGGTCGTGGGTGTCTGTCGTGGTGGCATTAGTGTCCGTTGTTCTTTCTTGGTTAGTCGTAAAGCCAGTGTTGCCTATTTACGAAGATCCTATGGAGTTCGTTTCTGAGTTACTTATAATTGCGACTTCGGTTATGGGTGTTGCCACGTTCCTATATAATATTATCTTAGCGAAACTGTTTGAGTTGATTGGATTTATCACGCCGGAGAAGAAAGCGGAGCTTGTTGAAGGGAAGTGCAAGTAAGATGTCTTCCAAGATGAAGGACTTGATCGAACGCCACCAGGCGGACAAAGAGAAGCCGGTAGTAAAGTTGAATAAGGATCGCGACCTTGTTCCATATGCGGAAGCTGCCGGCGTATCAGTAAGAGATCTTGGTCAAGTCCAACTGTTAGAAGGCGAACGGCAGCCAGGCGAAACTGTACGTGCAGTATTGGCTTGCAACGACTTCTTGAGAATGGGACCGTCAAGGTCTATTGGAGCACTTGCGAGGCGCTACAAGGATCAGATAGATGCTGAAGGTGATAGTGGTGCTGCACTTGCTTCACCGTCGAGAGTGTACTACTGGAGCTCCAAATTCAATTGGGTAGAGAGGGCGGAAAGCTACGACGCGAAACACGATGTCACGAAGACGGAAGAGGCTCTCTCCGCCCTGTCGACTGGATTGGCTCTACCTTTCAAACGCGTAATCCAACTGAAGGCACTCGCCGATCGGCTTGAGCGAGAAATCTTCGTCGAGGACAACCTGTGGTTGGAAGACGTGAAGCAGATCGGAGCCGGAAGAAGTGCCGAGAAAGTCTACTTGAAACGGTTCAATACCAACTTGGTGGAGCAGTATAGGGGTGTACTGGACGACTTAGCTCGTGAAACTGGTGGCAGGATCGCCAAGATCGAACAAGAGACTAAGAATGCCAACGCTATTATGTTCGTAGTCCGAAGGGATGACGGTAGTGAGGATGCGGAACAAACTATTGTGGATATATAACACCGGCTATGCCTTGAAGAGAACGGGCATACGGGAGGATACGCGACCCGGTTCGGTCGTAAAACCGTGGCCGCGCGCCATATTGAGCCGCTCTCACAAAATAAATCCACTCAACTTTTGCGTTCTTCCACGCGAGGAGCTGCGGTGATCAAAGAGATCAAACTCTACCCGCAGCAAGCCGACTTCTTCGAATGCGAAGACACGTATACGATGTTCGTTGCCGGCATTGGTTCTGGCAAGTCGTTTGTTGGAGCTCTCAAGGCAATCAAAGAATCGACCCAAAATTCGCTCGGAATGATAATTGCGCCCTCTTTTAAGATGTTAGGTGATTCTACTCTAAGAACCGTGAAAGATTTGATTGGAGAGGAGAATTTGAGCCTGAACAAAACCTCTATGACTGGCATCTTGCCGAATGGAGCCGAAATTCTATTCAGGTCAGCGGACGATCCGGAAAGCCTACGCGGTCCGAACCTAAACTGGGCTTGGATCGACGAAGGCGGATTAACTCCGAAAGAAACCTGGCTGATCACCATTGGCAGAATGCGAGCCGACGGACGTTCTGGTAAAGTTTGGGTTACTACAACTCCACGTGGACGTAAGAATTGGGTTTACGAAGTACTTCCATCTACGACTTCCTTTCACGCTACGACTTTCGACAATAAGTTCACGTCCAAAGAGTGGAAGGACTTGCTCGCTGAGCAATACACCGGCAACTTCAAAAGCCAGGAGCTTTACGGCGAGTTTGTTTCGTTTGAGGGGTTAGTCTATCCGATGTTCAACCGAGAGGCTAACGTTAGGAGAATGGATCCAAGCCTTTACGATGGCTTCGGATACGTGATAGATGAGGGTTATACAAATCCTTGCGCCATCCTGAAGATCTATTTCACCTTTGACGGTTCGTATTACGTCAGCCAGGAATTTTACGAAACTGGCAAGCTACAAAGTGAAATCGTAGATTACATAAAAGACGAGGTAGGTTCAAGGGATGTGGAAGTGGGAGTTGATGCCGCAGCCGCAGGCCTAATAGCCGAATTAAAGTCCGCAGGCCTAAACGCTAAGGGTTACAAAGGCAAGGTGTTGGATGGCATACGTAAAGTACAAACAGCCTTGGATGGAGGTTCGTCTGGCCGTCCCAAACTAATCGTAGATCCGTCTTGTGTCCATACAATCGCGGAGTTCGAATCTTACGTTTGGGAAGAAGGCAAGGATGAGCCAGTCAAGGAGTTTGACCACGCTATGGATGCACTTCGATACTTTGTAGGTAGGAAACGCTACTCAACGGTGGCAGAACAGACGAGGTGGTAATGGAACACGATTATCTTTCTGATTTAGATATAGCTTTCAAAGCGATTACGAAAAATAGAATGGAGGCTCGCAAGTATTATAGGTACTATGAGGGAGACCAGCCGATGGTCTTCACATATGATAAGTTGGTCCAGATCTTTGGACGATCCGGCCTCAAGTTTATTCAGAACTGGTGCGCCGTAGTAATAGACTCAGTTTGCGACCGATTGATTTTCAGAGGCTGGGACTTGGCTAAAGGGGATAGGGAGTTCAGGGAAGCTTCGTTGCCATTATTGCAAAGTTCGATTTCGAATTTGGCTTACGAAGTCCATCTCGACGCACTCGTAACCGGTAACGGTTACATAGTTTTGGATATCGCCGACGACGATTCCATAGTCGGTTATAGAAATAGGCCAGAACAAATGGCTGTTATCTACGAGGAAGAGGATCCAACCCGAATGGCCTTTGCGGCCAAGATGTGGAGGGATGCGTCAGATACGTTTCTGAACCTGTATTACGAGGATGAGATAGTCAAATTCAACGGTCCGCTCGGCCTTGAAACGGCTTCTGGGTTCAATAAGGATTACGAAGTGGGAGCAAACCCGTTCGATAAAATCCCAGTAGTCCACTTTATGACTCGCGCTAAGGAGCTGGCGAACATAATTCCGTTGCAGGACGCGGTAAACAAGACGTTTTCAGATATGATGGTTGTTGGGGAGTTTAATGCGTTTCCGCAACGGTGGGCTGTAACGCAAGCCGACGTATCAAACCTCAAATCTGATCCGCAATCGATCCTCAAGTTTCCGAAGGGAGCTTCCGACGAGGAGAATACCCAGATCGGAGAGTTTGGAGCCGCAAGCACGAAGGGATATTTGGAGACGATTGAAAGTTTGGCCAGTGTGATTTCTGTTATCAGCCGAACACCCAAATACTACTTCCTACCAACCGGTGCCTCGATTAGCGGGGACGCCTTGATTGTGATGGAAGCTCCACTGGTCAAGAAAGTGGAGCGCTGTATCGAAGCCTTTACTGAACCTTGGCTCCGATATTTGTCGTTTTATTCGCCAGACTGGAAGAACGCAACTCCCATCTGGGGACGTGTTGGAACAGAACAAATCAATTCTGAAGCCACTGCATTTCAAACTTTGGTTGCGGCTGGACTTCCACTCGTGACTGTAGCCAGACGTTTTGGCTGGAACGAGAAAGAGATCGACCAAATGAGAAAGGATATTGCGGAACAAAAGAAAGAGAACGCAGATTTAGCCGCACAAGCCTTAGAGATTGCAAAACTTCGTATGGAGCAGAATAATGAGCCCGAGATCTGAGCCAGTGCCTGAGGTCGTCCAAATCGTCCTTCAATGGAAACGCGGCATAGCAGCCCACCAAGACGAAACGATGCTTCGAATGGCCGATAAATGGGCTGTAATCGAAAAGGGGTTGGAAGATAAAATAAAGAGCCTTGACAACGAGATACGTGCTCTCCAAGCACGAGGAGGGGTCGTAACAGAGAGTTGGTTACGAGAATCGACTCACTACAAGCAACTCTTGGAACAAGCCGAGGCCGAGGCGAGACGATACGCGGCTTGGG